TGATTTTTGTTATTTTACCATAGGCATTAAGTATTGATTAATACCCAAAGATAAAACTTATTTTTATATTAAGCAAGAAAAAAACATTGTTATAAAATTATGTTATAAAACATAAAAGATATGGAAGACGAAACGATAAATACTAAACACGAAAAAGGAATTTTGGAGGCTATACAAAAGTACCCTATTTTCTGCTTTAATGATATATTCGTGTATTATGAAGCGTGTTCTCGTGCTACTGCTTATAATCACAATTTGGATAAATTAGATAGCATTAAAGAGGCAATTTATAAAAATAGGCGAAAAGGTGTGACGTCGTTAAAAGCGAAATGGTTAAAATCTGAAAATGCTACCTTGCAACTTGCTGTTATGCGTATGATTTGCGACCCTGAAGAACATAAGACACTGAACCAAAACTATACAGATGTTTCACTTGAAGTTGATAAAGTTATCGAGATAAAAGAAGTTTGATGCAAATACAACTGATTGCAAAATATAGACGTTTCTTTGAACAGGCTCAAGGCGAGTCCGTTTTAATGCTTCAAGGGTCGAAGCGTTCAGGAAAGACAATTGCCGTGCTGCAGAAGTACGGTACTTCTTTTTTTGGTGGTGATGGAAAACGTTATCAATGCTTTTCTGAAAGTCCAAAGCAACAGAACTTCGGTTTAAAATCTGATTTTGATTTAATGTTTAAAGGCGTTTTGCCACTCGTAAAGCACAACAACACACAAAAGACGTACGAGTACAAAGGTGGTAAATTAGCGTTTATCAACATATCGGATAATATGAACGCTTCTGATATTGCTAACTCACTCGGATCGTGCGACCAACGTTATTTAAACGAGGCACAAATGTATTCACGTGAAACGTTTGAAAAGTTGCTGATATCAAACACAGAGCAATTTGTACTCGATTACAACCCAACACGTGAATTTTGGGCAAAGGACCTGATAAACGACCGTAATTTCTTACAAACAACGTGGCGTGATAATCCATTTTTAACACAAAGTCAAATAAACCTATTCCTTGAATGGACTGAAAAGGGTCAGCGTGCTCAAATAGGCAGTTATGATTATTGGCGTTGGCAGGTTATTTGCGAAGGTAATTATTGCGATGCGCTTGGAGAAATCTTTACAACCGATAATATCAGATTCATAAATAAGCCAGAAGTTTCAATGTACAAGTATTTAATCTTTGCAGACCCTTCAAATGCCAAAGGTGGCGATTATTTCGCTTTAACACTTACAGGGATTGGCGCAGATGGTAAGATGTATTTGATTGATAGTTTTTCACGGAATAAGGTCGACAAGGTCGTAATAGCCGAGCAAATAAAGAAATGGCAAAAAGACTATCCTATACAGCGTACCTTTATCGAGACAAACGGCGAGTTTGGATTGAAGTTTTACAACGATTGTATTTTGTCGCGTATTCCTGTTGCAGGCTGGTACAGCCGACAAGATAAGTTTGAACGTATTATGGCGAACTACGACGTGATAACTCAAAGGCTATTGATTGTAGACAACCCAAACAACCGTGAGTTTGCTCAACAGATTTACACGTTTAGAAACCCTGACAAGAAAGATGAAAGCGGTAAGAAAGTAACATTTAACGATGATAACATAGATTGTTTAAACAACGCCATAATGGCTTATATCACAGTGTTTGGTGAATTAAAGATACTTTTTTGATAAATTTCTTTAAAAAAGTTTGGAAATACAAAATAAACTAACTATTTTTGCGGCATGGGTAGAATTGCAGATTTTATTTTTAACAGAAAACACTCTATTTTAACTAAAAATAGTGTGTTTGGTGATTTGTCGGTATCAAGACACGACTTTAAAAAGGCTATTTTCTTAAATTGTTGCGAAATCCTGACCGATTTAACCAACGATGTGACGTTTGTAAATAAGGCTGCTGCTCAAAATATGCTCTTTTCTGAATTTAAAGAGTTTTTCAATCGTGATGGTCAATTAGTTTTAAACCTACTATTCAGATATGGTTATGTTGTTGTTGGGTCTGTTGAAAATTTAGGCTTTCGCATACTCAAAGACGATGAATATACCGTTTTAGTTGAGAATAAACGTACCTACATAACGCCTAAAAATAAAAACTTGAGCGTTTATGTGATTAAATCACAATCGTATGAGATGGAGCAATGCTCTGACTACACTATTTTAAAACCTTTCCTTGATTATTTGGATAACGTATTGAATGCAAGCGGAACGATTAACGAGCGGTTAGGTGCTGTTATTATGGCTTCCCCTCAACAAACGTCAATGAACACTACAAACATTCTTACAACCGATGACAAAGAAGAAATCGAAAAGACAATATCGGAAGGTTACGGAGCGTTGGCAAAACAAAAACAATTCCTTTTATTTACAAAGCCGATGCAATTCAATGCTATCTCGTTGGCTTCGATGGATAATAAAACGGTTGAAAAAGTTAAAATTGCCGTGTTAGCTATTGCAGACCGATTAAAAATACCAGCTAATCAAATTGCCATTATTGATGCAATGGGCTCTAAATCCTTTGCAAATGGTAGTGAAATGATTGCTGGAGACTTCTCAAAATATCAATCCTTTGAGCGTCTTTTAAACCGTACCTTTGTGCGTTTTGCCGATGATTTAGGGCTTCAAGTTGATTATCAAATTTATAATAAGCCAACATTACCAACAAACGAACCAACAAATACAGCTACTATATGAGCGATTTAACAAAATTTAAAAAGATACAGGACACCGTTAAAATCGGTAGTTATGAAGAAGTGGATAATGTGGAATTATCTACCATAACAAAGAATGCAGCCGATAAAAAGCCTTTGAGCGGTCTTATTCTTCGTGGTTATGAAACCAAATTTAATGGTAAGCCGAATGAAAATTACGAGGTTTATTCTCCTGATGCTTTAAATGCGTTTGTAGAGGAGTATTTTGTGAAAGGTGGTTTTAATATGCCAGTCGATATTGAACACGAGCAGGGTCTTATGTCGCTTGCTGGGCGTGTTTTGGTTCTTGAAGTAAATACGGTTGGTTATTATTTTGTTGTTTACGTTCCAAAGACTTACAGATATTACCAAGACGTTAAACATTTGTTAGAAGAAGGCATTTTACAAGGCTTCTCAAAATATGGCTACTCAACAAAATGGCGTTCTATCTTCGACAAAGAAGGTAATTTTAGCCATGAACTAATTGAAGAGATGAAAATCACACGCCTTTCAATCGTTTCAACCCCTGCAAATATCGTGTCTTTTGAACAGATACAAGAAACAAAAAACGAACTCGTATTTAAAAAATCGGCTAAAAAGAGCCTATTTAAACAGAATCCCTAATTACTAATTTTAAATTGTTAAAGAATGAAAAAAAAATTGCTTAACTCGGTGCAACTTGATGCTGCATTAGCGTTAAAAAAAGAGGTTAAAAACTCGTTCACCGAAGACGGTGCAAAGTTTGCAACTGCGTTGAATGCTTTCATCTCGGAATTGGAAACTGCCGAAGTGGAATTTACTGATGCCGACTTAAAGGCAAAAGTTGACGAATGGATTGCTTCTTATGGTGGCGATGTTCCTGTTGCTGTGGCTGATGCTATTGCAAAGAAAATCAAAGCTGTTCAAGATTCAATCGCTCCAAAAAGAGAATTATCACAAGCTGTAAAAAATCAAATTTGCGGTGCTATTTTGCGCTCAAATAAAAATGATTACAAAGAAGCTGTGAACGCTGTTTTGATTAAAAACGAAATCACTGGACTTGTATTTGGTGATGTAGTTGATTATGCTATTTCAGAAGCTTGGGAAAAACTTGACCCATTGTTTGCTCAATTGAAAAAAGTGTTTTACACTAAATTCTTCTACACCGAAGACGAAATGGCAACTGCTGGCGTTTTGGCTAAACAATGGGATAAAACTCTCGAAACAGAAAAAGTTATTCAAGAATTAGCCGCTCAAGGTAAATCAATCACAACTAAATACGTTTACAAACGTCAAAGAGCACCGTTTGAAGACCTTGACGAAATCGAAAAAGCTGGCGAGCAAGCTAACTTCTTACGTTGGTTAAACGAAGAGATTGACCGTATGATTGTAAATACAATCGTTATGGCTATTTTAGTTGGTGATAGCGTTAATGCTTTGGCTAATCGTGTAACCACTTTTGAATCTATCGGTAAAAAAACAGTTACTGACGTGTTTACAAAAGTAACTAATCCGAAAGTCGCTTTAACCGTTACCGTTGAAGATATCCGCACGATGTGTGATGAGGTTAAAAACCCTAATGGTCGCAGAAAAGTGCTTGTATTGTCACAAACATTGCTTACAGCATTGAGTAAATTCCTTTATGCTGCTGGCGGTTCAGTTGCTTACAAATCAAAAGAAGAAATGGCTGGTACGTTTGGCGTTGATGAAATCTATACCACAGACGTTTTGGAACTTGAAACTGGCTTACACGCTATCTGTTTCATCCCAGAAGGCTATTGGTACAACGAGAAGAAAGCTATTGACGTGGCTTATCCAACGTACGAAAAGAACGTAATGAACTACCAAAAAGAACGCAATTGTGGCGGTGCTATCCATGACTTGTTTTCTTCGGCTGTTCTTCGTGAAGCTGCTGGTGCTTAATTATGCCTTACGTATCAACAACTAACGGAGCCAAATATGTTCCGTTAAAACAGAAAGTTGAAAAGGTTGAAGCACCACAACCAAAAAAAGCGAAAGCGAGTAAATAAACCAATTAACACCGAAAAATAATGTTAACTCCTAATGATTTTGCAAGCGGTTATACCGCAATCCCTAACGTAGCTGCAGAAGATGTGGCTGTACGTGTGCAGGCTTTTATAGACTTTTTCACATGGGAATGTTTTACAGAGTTTTTCGGTGTTGAAATTTCTGAACGTATCGCAGCGTTAGAAACAGAAGACAAAGAGGCTGTTTTAACCGAAGCCGAAGAGATGTTAAAATACTTTGTATTCTCGAAATGGATTCAAGGAAACAAGTTTTTAACAGACAATGGCACTGTTGTAATAAGCTCGGTTGTTGGCTCTAATGTGTACGACCTTACAAGGGTGGCAGACGTTTATAATCGTTCTGTTGATTTTTCAAAAGCGTTTGAGGCTTATCTTGTAGCTCGTTCAGGCTTTTCAAATGCAAAATGTAAAGCAAAGAAACTATTACCTTTTTTAAACTACTAAAATGGACTGTATTTCTATCATAAAAAAAGCGAGTGAGGCGGCAGTAATGAAATTCCAGCTTGGGCATTTGGAGGAAATATGCACTATTTTAGCATCGAATACTAATGCTAATTTAACAACGTATCCGTGCGTTATGGTATTGGAAGATATTCGAGAGGTAGAAGAAGAATACAAGACTTTGTCAACATTACAAGTATTAATCGTTGTGCATTCGGACTTAACAATACGACCTCTACCAAGATGGAACGATGTTATGCAAGGGCAATTATTATTACTTTACAACAAATTGATTGCAGAGATTGAAAAAGAGGCGCAAATAGTAAAACCTATCAATAAGATTTACCGCCCTTTGGTTTCAAATGCCTTTAATTTTGGAACTTCACAAACTCCAGTATTCAACGACCACTTAAATGGCATTGAATTACGTGATTTTAAATTTAGTTTTATAAACAATTGTTAAAAAATAAAAAACATGAGTGAAATTTGTAATAGCTCGGTAAATCCGAGTACAAAACAAGTAGCCTGCACAAAGATACCAAATATGCCAGCGGCATTGATATTTTGCGAAAAAGGCGAAAAGTATGCTATCGTAGGCGATAGTATCGCGCTTGACGTAGTGGGAAATGCCCCTATCGTTTTGACTGGAATTAAAACAACCGTGCCAGTAGACACAGCAGCAACCTCGCAAACGTTGGGAGACTTTACGTTGACCAATGATGACGAATACACAGGCTTGACCTTTGGCTTCGTTAAAACTCCTTGCAATGTTAAATCAATCAAAAACGTTGCAAATAGTGGCAAAGGTGGTCTTTTGATTTTAACCAAAAACGGTGTTTTGATTGGTAAGAAAATTCATTTTAATGGTACAACCTACCAAATCGAGCCTTTGGATATCAATTCAATGTCGGCAGCTTTCCCAACTGGCATCTTGGCTGATGGTAGCGACTTGGCAGCTACCTTGACCGTCAATTTTGGTATGGTTACAAAACTTATCAATTCGGCAAAAGTGGCTTGTATTGACGTGGCTGACGAATACCCACAAATTACAGGTTATGAGTTAACTCCTGGCGTTGCTACTGCTACAACTGTATCGTTTATCGCTACCGATTGCGCAGGTGCTGAAACTGCCGATTTACTTGCTAACGAGGTTTATGTTAATGGTGTAGCTTCGACCGCTATGGCTTTGGCTGCTGTTGGTGGACACACTGTTTTAACTGCTACCTTTGCGCCTGCTGTAATCGTTGCAGGCGTCAACACGTTGGCTCTTGATAGTACGAGCAAATACGGTAAGACAACCTTTAAATATACTGCATAATGTTAATCGGTCGCACAGATTATAACGTCGATATCTGTGGTAAGATGTCACGTGAGCAGTTTGAGGAGGCTTTCCCTAATGATAAAAAAGCGTATGATATCATACAGAAGTCTTTAGGTAAGAAGCCAAAAAAGGAAGTAACCGAATAGGTATTAATTAGATGGGGGAGTTTGAACGCTCCCCCATTTTCAAATAAAGTATAAAAATGGGCTGTAAATGTAACGAAAATAAAGACGCTGTACGTAAATTAGCTATCGCATACGCTAAATTGCACCAATGCGACGTGGTTATTTTCAAGTGTTCAGAAACTGACTTTTGTGAGCTTTCTAAATTCGACTATGAAAACCAAATAATAGAGGTAATTTATTATGACAATCTTTGAATTTGAGCAAATATACGACAAAGAAGACAAAACCGCTGAAGATGTAGACCTGATTTCAGATGTTATGGAGCGTTGCGGTGAGCAGTCCGATGATAACTTTTTATCACGTGAATTACTTCGTAAACAGGCGTTATTACACGCTGCAATTCTTGAAGTAGAGGCAGGGAATAAGAAATCCTTTGCACCTCAAATGGAGCAATATAACAGGGCTAAATTAGAGCTTGAAAACTACCGCAAAGAAAAGGAAGACGAAGCCAAAAGGAAAGGTTTAGACCATTCCACGTTTGCGGATTGGTTTTGCTTTATAGAAAAGTACGCAGGTTTTGCCATTGATAAAAATAGAAATTTAAACGATTTTATAGTTTTTGTTAAAATGTTAAAAAGAGAAGCTAAAGCGTATGACAATCAACGACAAACAGAAGCTAATTAAAAGCCTTGACGTAAAGCAATGTGCAGGCAATGCGGTCATTGATAGTGGTCGAGAGATTATCGACCAACAAGAACGCCAATTTGACTTGGGGGAACGTTCAGACGGTACAAGTTTCGCAAATGATTACATACCATTTAAAGCGTTCGGTGGAACTTTCCACTATTACTCATTAAATTGGACTGGAGCATTTAGACGTGGATTGACAATTACAGACGATTTTAGGGTAGAAAGCACAGACCAAAAAGCACCTGACATATCGAAAGCAATAGGCGATGAACTTTACGGATTAACAAGTGAAAGCGTTAGCGATGTTAAACCAGTTGTACAAGCGAATTTCATAAAAATAGTAAACGAGAATATTTAAAACTACAATTATATGGCAAATCAAGATTTAATTAACGAAATTTTCGACGTCGAAGCGATAAAAAAACAAGTGTCCGAGATTGATTCTTTGTTAGATGCTACAAAAAAAGGAATGTCGGATTATGCCAAACAGATAAAAGAGGCTTCAGGCAATTTCGACATGATGAAAATGTCGGAAGTGATGAAAGAAAACGAAAAGGCTGTTAAAAAAACAACTGAATCGCTTTCTGAACTTGATAAGCTCGAAAAACAACGCATTCAAACGGTCGCAAAATTAGAGTTTGCCACTTCAGAAGAAGGTAAGGCAATGCTCGAACAGGTTGAAGCTGTTAAATTGGCTCTAAAAGAGCAAAACAACTCAATAAAAGTAAGCGCACAAGAGGAGAAAGCTATTCGCGATGTAACAAATGCGCTATCAAAACAGGTTACCTCTATCGCTTCGGCAACTGCCGCAAATAATGCACTCCGTAAAGCTGCTAAAAGCCTCGATATTACTACCGAAGACGGGCGAAAAACGCTTGAAAAATACAATAAAGTAATTGATGCCAACGATAAATTTATCGCTGCTAATTCAGATGCATATAGCAAACAAAAACTAAACATCGGTAATTACAAGTCGGCTCTTGAAGGTGTTGAAAAGGGTACACTTTCCTTGCGTGCCGCTCAAAAAATCATACGTGACGAGATGGCAGCTTTGGCAGTCGTTACTGATAACGGAAGGAAAGGCACTGACGAGCAAAGAGCAGCTTACCAAAACTTAACTACCGAATATGGTAAATTCACCGATAAAATAAACGATGCTAATGCAGCCGTAAAAGGTGCGTCCGATGATTTTGTTGGTTTGTCAGCTTCACTCACAGCTTTCAAGGCTGGTATAACAGTATTTCAAGGCGTTCAATCTGCAATGGCTATGTTTGGTGTGGAGAATGAGAACGTTTTAAAAACGATGCAAAAATTGCAAGCTACACAGGCGTTGTTAAATTCCATTAATGAGATAGCTACTTTATTACGCCAAAAAGATGTTTATTTAGCTCAATTACAAATCTTAACAGAAAGCAAAAGTATCGTTGTTAAAACGGTTGCAGCAGTTGCCCAAAAGGCTTTAAACGCTGCAATGAGTGCTAACCCTGCCATGTTAATCGTTACTGCTTTAATGGCTTTGGTTGCTGTTTTGGCTTCTTGTTCTATGGCAATGGGCGAAAATACAAAGGTAACGAAAGCACAGGCAGCCGCTTACGCTGAGGTGTCAACCGCTGTATTTGATGCTAAAAACAAAATGACCACTTTGACAAATGAAATGGTTCTTTTGAAAAATGCAGGCGCCGATAGTAATACGGTAATGAGCGCCACAAATAACGTGCTCAAAGAATATGGCGTTACGACTGGTAAAACAGCCGAAGAAAGCGAAAAGTATTTGAAAGTAACACAAGATGCAACCAAAAGCACAAAGGCTGGGCGTGATGCTTATTTAGCGGCTCAAAGTGGTGCTGATGGCTTGCGTAAGTCCATTTTTGACTTACAAGAAAAGCAAAAAATGGGTATCGAGCTTTCGGATGATGAAGAAAAGCAACTATCTGAAAACCGTGAAGCGTTGGGTGTTTATAACGCTAAAATGCGTGAAACGCAAAAAGAATACGTTGCGTATAATGTTGCTATTGGTAAAGTAAATAAAGCTATTGAAGACGATACCAAAGCAAAAGAAGAATCAGCCGAAAAACAAAAAGAGGCAGCAGAGAAAGCAAAAGAAGCAGCGAAAGCGGCAGCCGAAGAGCGTAAGGCATTAATGGCGGCTACTAACGAATACATTTACCAATCGGAACGATTCGCCATTTTAAACAGCGTTGAGGGCGAAGAAGAGAAAGCCGAAGCGATTGCAGAACTTGACAAAAGAACGACTGAAAAGACTATAAAAGAGTTGGAGCGTCGTATTGCCAAAGATAAAATGGCGAAGTCTGAACGCGTGGCCCTACAAGCTGAACTCTTGAAAGAAAAAGAAAGCCTTTTGAATCAAGAAGCTGAAATCGAAAACAAGGCAGCTGAAAAAACAAAGAAAAACGAAGAACAAAGAGCGGCAGATATAAAGAGCCAACGTGAATTAGTTTACGAGCAAAACAAGTTGTATATTTTGCTCAACATTAAAGATGAAGAAGAACGTGTACAACGATTAAAAGAACTCGACCAAGAGCAAACCGAAAATCGTGTTATAGAGCTGAAAAAACAGCTCGAAAATGAAAAATTAAGCGTTCAAGAGCGTGCAGAGTTAGAAAAAGAACTTGTCGGTATTCAACAAAAATCGGCTGACGAACAAATCGCTATTGAAAAAAAGAAGCAAGAAGAAGCGAAAACTTTAGAGCAAAAACAAGCCGATTATAAGGCTGATATGGTTGATAAAATCAAAGACCTTGCGTTGCAGTCCATTGACTTGCTTTTTCAAGCGGTACAACAATCGTTAGATGCTGAAATGCAGGCTATCGACAAACAACGTGAACAGCTTGAAGAATCAACACGAAAGAAACAAGAGATATTAGATGGCGCTGTGATGAGCGATGAAACTCGCAAAGAACAGCAAGCAAAACTCGACGAAGAGGCAGCTGCTAAAAAAGAGGAACTCGACAAAAAAGAACGTGCGACAAAGGTAAAGGCGGCTAAATGGGAGAAGGCACAAGCGATTACCTCTATTTGGATTTCGTCGGCACAGGCTGCAATGTCGGCAACCGCTGGGGCGGCTACTGCGGGCTTGGGCTTTCCTGCTGTTTTAGTTGCTTTTTTGGCTTTAATTGGTGGTATTGCAGCGGGTCAAACCGCTTTAATAGCTGCTCAAAAAATACCTGAATATGAAAAAGGTACGGATAACCATCCTGGCGGTTGGGCAAAAGTATCTGAACATGGACAACTTGAAGTTATTGAAACGCCTGATAAAAAGACTATCTTAACCGATAAGCCGACGTTTGTAAATATGCCTAAACACTCGAAAGTGTACCCAAATATGGAAGCATATGCAGCCGCAAAAAATGGCGGTAGTGTTAGCGGTTCAAGGTTTGACGATAGCCGTATTGTAAAGGCTGTTGAAAATTCAAAAGCTGTACAAAGCGTTAACTTGAACAAAAGGGGTATGTTCGAGGTCGTGCAAAAACAAGGACAAAGACAAATAATTATTCAAAACTCGATAAAATTATGATAGTAACATTAAACTGCCTAAACGATTTTACCACTCACGAGGTGTTATACGTTGATAAAGATTTTGAGTTTGGAGCGATACAATGGTCTTTGTCGTTAGCTCCACCAGTTGGCTATTCTCGCACGCTATCAATCGATCAAATAAAGTTGGTTCGTGAGGATTTTGACTATTTTAAATCAAAAGTATTGCTTTATGGCGATATGCTTAAAATGGTATTAAACGTTAATTCACGTGATTACCTTGCCGATTTAACTGATTATACATTATATGAGAATTACGTCGAATTTGGGCTAAAAAATACAGGTGTCGAAGCTGATTTTGCGGATAAAAAAGACTCTGAAATTACGTTAACGCCTGATGTTAGATTAAATGCAACAGGTGGTTTTGCTTTGCGTGAATTAATCAAAAAAAATGAATGGGCAACAAATGATAGTTATAAAGATAGTGGCAGCGTAATTTATACCAACGGCATAATAACAAATGATAACTTGTTAATTAAATTTGACGGATATATTCCTACACCAAAAAGTCCTGGCGAACTAATTAATAATGATTTACAAGTTGATTGTAATATTCATATAAATGAAACACTTGCAAGCGTAACAACAACTCCGTATCAAGTTTATGCAGCGATTAAAAACAGTCTTGGGGAAATTGTGACATTTGGGGAACCATTAGCTTTTGCTTTAATTGGTAGCAATAATGTTCTTGTATTTGAAGCGACAAGAGCTGGTTCTGTTAGAATATCAACCGAAAACTCAGAATGTACTGCTTGTTTATTCTTTAGAAACATTTCTGGTTCTGGTTATAGCGTACAAACATCTGGTAAATTTGTAAATTTAACCTATTTAGGGCAAGACGTAACGGTGATGCCAAGCTGTCCTGCGGTGTCAATACGTGCGATATTTAACAGTATTTTTGGCGTTGATAGATACGTTTTGCCTACGTTGGGAATCGGTCAATTGGTTTTTGTCAATTCGGATATGCTTAATTTTGTACCAAACCCTAAATTAACCATAAAAGTAAGCGAGTTTATAAAAGACGTTTGTAATGTAACAGCTTCGGCAATGGTGTTCGATAATGGTAAATATCAACTTAAACCGATTGACGATTTAACTACGGTCGGATTTTTACCATTACCATACGTCAAAGACTTTAAGATCAGCTTTTCAAAGGCTATGAATTACACCGAGTTTGAGTTTGGTAGTAAAATGCCAAGTTACAAATTTATGCTGAGTGATAGAAACTTTTTCACTCAAAAAATAACTTGGCAGCCTCAAAATTTGTTCGGTCAAAAATATTTATTATCTTTGTCGAAATTACGAGTTGATTGTGTCGGTATTTACGATTGTATTCGCTCGTTTGTTGACGTTGAAACATCAAACAGTAATGGCGATTACTGGGCTGTGTACATTAATCCTGATACGATGGACACGGTTAAACCTTTGACGATTATAGGAGTTGACCAACAAACTGGATGGTTTAACTTGGATTTATCGCCTCGAAGGCAGATGCTGCGAAATGCAAGCTTGTTAAATTCATTTTTGAACTACAAGCCAAAAACAATAAAAGTATCGGCAGCTGAAAATTATATGTCTACTATGGCGTATGATGGTTTTGGTCAGCTTTTAGGAGATTATGATACAAGCGAAGAGGGTCGGCTATTTACTAATTTGGAGTGCAAATTTACAACGATGCTGACGACCGATGAAATTAGCGAGCTTCAAAATGAAATGAGATTACTTCAAATAAGTGTTAACGGTAAAGGTTATATGGTTTTTCCGACTAACATAGAATTTACAGAGGGCGAGCGACAAGAATGTGAGATACAAGGACTTATAGCATATACATTAGGATGAAAATAGTAACATACGACGAAAGTAGCGTGATTTTTCCACGTAATACGTTTGAGAAAAATCAAAATGAGCAATGCTGGGCAAGCGTATTGCCTATTGGCTGTGCGTTTGATATTGTATTTCATAATGCACAAACAGACCCTGAAAATGACGACTATACAATCAATTTTTATAACGAAAATTTACCTGTAAAGGTTGTTTCAGGTCAAACAAATGTTACAAAACCCATCGTTCGAAATGTAATTGCCGACGTTGTATTTGATACAATCGAAATAATTCCTCCACTTGGCATAGCTTATAAAATGGTTATACCTGTTCGAGTGATTACGGACTTTGAACACGACTTAAAAAGGCTCGATTTCTACAAATTAGGCACTGAAAATGCGTTATTCAAATGTTACGAGTACACGAATTTTTACAAAACATCTGAATTAGCAAATGAACGTGAAATTTTCACGACTTCCAACCGTGTAATTATACCAACACAACAACAAGCATTTACGAAATACAATGTTATATTTGGTGGCGTTAGTGGAATGCACATTTCAGAAGCCGAAGCGTTAAATAACAAAATCGGATTATCGGACTACATAATGATTGATGGCGGTATTTTTCAAATTGATACACCGCCTAAACTCACTCCATTGAGCAGTAACCGTGTAAACGTGGTTATTGTCGGTTATTTCACGACTGAACGCAATATCTTACAAGAGTTTACGATTGACATTCCAGAGGCAGGCTATACGACACCAATAGAATCAGGAGCGACCATTTTATTTGGCGAAAACGCTTCAATCGTTGTTACTGAAAATAATTCAATCGTTGTTACTAACTTGGTTATTTCTGACAATACAGGTGGCAAATATAGATATTTTTCTGTCATGCTTTCAAATGGTATTCTGTACCATTTTAGGCAGCAGAGGTCAGGCTCTTATATTCCGCCAGCACCAGAAGAACCAGCCATTTTTGATTTCTTGAGACGAATTAAACGAATAAATTACGGGATAACTTTAACACCGAAAATATGACACAACTCGAACAACAGATGATAGATGAGCTTGTCGTTACGCAAGATTTTACGAACGATTTAGTTGCTAACTTGAATACAAAAGGCGTACCATCGAATCTTGATGAAGGACTTGATACGCTTGTGCCAAAAGTTTTGCAAATTGAAAGTGGAGCCGCAAAGACCCCATACGAAGAATGGCAAGAAGGTTTTGGTGTTAATTGGGATAGTGTTATACAGAATGCGCCACAAACTGGTGTAAATCCAGTTTTACACATATATAGTAAAGTTAATTCAATAAGGCATATGTCATCGTTCCCTAATACAGTTACAATTGTAACGTATAATCCAACTACTGGTATATATAGACCTGTAACGGTTGACGTTAATAAAAATCTATTTTTTGAAGAAAGTGATTATTTTATTAATAATCAAGATGGTTTAAGTTATGTGTGTGTAATTTATAAGGCACTTACTGGTTGGGGATTGGATTTTAGAACATTTTTACCTGTTGTTTATTCCAATACAAAATTTTGTGTTACAGGCACTTTTGATGGTGATGTTAATTTAATTGGTGAAAGTAGTGTTATGCCACCTGGATACTATCCATATTTACGTGGAATTGATTGTAATGTATTAAATGCTATGACTATAAATAGTGTTTTAGAACACTTATCAGTTCAAAATTATGCTGCAAGTGTTCGGTTAAATTACATTTCAGGAGGTGACACACAAGCTCGTATTTTAAAAAACATATACGATAATGCCCCAGTTAATACTACATTTACAATTGGTGGTAACTTGGTACAATGGTGTGCTTTATATATTTCAGATGAAAAATTAGCAGATTGGTTTTATAACGATTTTGTGTATAATAGATATTCTAAAACGACTTATTTATATGGTTTTCCAGTTTCAAATGTTGTTAAAAAATATAAAATAAAACCAGATATTCAATTTGCTGGAAATAGTTATTTAGCTACAATGCCTAATATGATATATATAGATGGTTTTATAACAGAAAATCAAACAAAGGCTTCTGATATAAATGCTGGAATGCATAATTTTAGAAATAGTGGTTGGAGAATGTTACAAAATTTTCCTTTATGGAAGGTATTAACAGGAGCAAATACTGGTTGTTTATTACCAATGAAAACACAAACAAACGTTGCTAATTATCTTAATGGTTCTTTTCGTTTTTATTCAACAAAATTAGAACCAAATTTATTTTGTGAATTTGATGAAAATGGCATAATAGAAGACGCAACTAAATACTTTATTTGCAATTTGCCAATAGAAACGGAAA